GAATACCTTTCCGGTCATGTAAGTTCTTACTTTTCCAGTAGCGTTATCTGTTAATTGAATGTCGTAATACGCTGTTCTTGGAAGATCTGCAGTTACTGATCCTGGAAGGCTTAGTTGAACAATGTCGTAAGTACCGCCAGGTACAGACTGCAATTTAGTTATAACAAATGTTCCTACAATGACCGGCCCGACTTGAGCTCTTCCACCGGTGTTAAATAGGCGAATCTCTGATTTAGGTGTGTAGTTAGCAAGGTCAAGGGAGAACTTAAGCTTAATAGCAAAGTCATCTCCAGAGTACATAGATAGATCTTTGTTGATGACATCGCCGTCTGGCGTAATATCTCCATAGGCTGAAATAGGTAGTCGCACTCTTTGTGGTAGAGAGGCGTCATCAATTTCTTGTGGTCTGTACATAGGTACAAGTTTGTTAGTCATACGGCTAATTCGACGAAGATTAAAGATTTCAATTTTGTACATGCCCAGTCCAAGCATGTTACATAGCTCTCGGTACTGTTCTTTTCTAGCAGTTACTATTTCAGAAAGCTGACGAAAACGTTCTGAACGGGGAATAGACACGCCGTCTGGAGAGATAATGTCAATATCAAACGCAGCATCTGTAGCCAGAGTATATAGGGCCATAGTAGATGCTAATAAAACTAATGGGTACTCATCAATTGCTGGTAGAGAAAGCATAGTAGCTCTACTGCCATTGGAATCTGTGGTGCTACGAGCATGCTCTTGAAAAGCAGTATTTACGTAGGTCTCAATTTCAGTATCTGTAAAATACTTGTACATTGTTCCAGAGACGGTAATGATTGCCCCTGTAGTGGGTGCTACAGCTAAGATGAGCATACCAGTATGCTCTTCAACAGAGGTTGTGCTAGAGACGTTTGTTGCCCCAACTTTTATTACAAGAGAAGACCCTTTTACTGGAGCGTTAGTTAATTGGTAGCGCTTGGTAGCACCGTCACCTACGAAGGTCTCTTCAAAACTACGACCCATATCGCCTAGTTCAGACCTAAGACGACCAGAAAGCGCTGCAAGTGTTGCCACTGTTACCTCCGGTAATTGTTGTAGCAATATAATCTCGTGATTACCGTCATAAGTCAGGACAAACGTTAAGGGCCCTCGTAGACAGGAGGGCGGTTGTCTACGAGGGCGATCTAGATAATAGGCTTTTTAGAGCCTGTCGTACAGGTAACCCTTTTCTTGCAAGTGCTGAGCAACATGCTTTGCTACCTTGTACTTCTGTCCGGCTTTAAAGGAATAGTGATTTCCTACGCCGATTGTTACAAAATCTAGGTCTTCAGCGACACGGATAATTTGTGTATCGTCTGCAAGACTTACGCCTACGGTTTCAACCTCATCAATAACGGTCGCTACGGCATTTGGATTAGTTAGATCCATGACTTCTGTTTCTAGTTTAGCTGCAGCTTCTGCTGTAGCCATAGAAATTTGACCTGCACGTTCTGCAAGTTCTTCTGCGTGGGCTTTGATTTGAGCCTCACGTTGACGTCCTGTGACGTCTGTTACTTTTGCTTTTGACACGATTAGTATTCTCCTATTGTTTGTGTTGGGGGGCTGGATTTTAAGGCCCAGCCCCCTAACGGGTTAAATTAGTTGGTTTCTGCCAAAACTACAGACTGGTCAGTAATAAGACCAAGACCGTAAATAGCATACCAAGCAAGCGCATGCTCACGACCGAAGTCAAGGATACCGCCATCGCGGAGCTCGACTGGAAGAGAGATTGCGTGACCGAATGCGTTATCTCCAATGAAGATAGCTGTGTAGCGGTCCTTGTTACCATTACCTGTCTTTGTTGCTGGGGTTGTGTAACCGCCACCTGTTGGGTAGACGATTGAACCTGCAGCTACTGCGGTATCAGCTGAGTAGCCTGAGCCAGCTCCGCCAACAACCTTTTCAATCTGTGTAGTTTCGATGAATACTGTGTCATAAAGACGTCCGATTTCACCGAGCATGAAGTTACCTGGAGCTGCGTACTTTGTTACTTCGATGAACTCTGCGTTGTCACGAAGCTTGCGGCTCTGGTGTGGGTGAACGAAAGCGACATATGTCTCGCCCAACCGTGGGATGTTCTTGGTTGCAAGTGTCTCAACTGCGTCCTTAACGGTTGCTGTTGTAAGATCAAATGCACCTGTAAGAGAAGCACGTGAAGTACCCTTTGTGCCGTAGTCATACCAGTTGTTGACTGCGTTTAGTGATGAGCGGTCATAACCGTAGATGACTGAAGATGCAGCCATAAGTGTGTCACGAGCCTGTCCATCAAGATAAAGGGCCATGTTACGGCCAAGAAGACGTGAGGCAGAAGCCATTACGTCATCGAATGAAGCGTTCAATAGAAGCTCAGATACAGCAATTGCATAGCCATGCTCTGCAACTGTGATTGAGAACTGTTGAGCTGTTAGAGCGTTAGTTGACATACGAACGCCTTCAACGAGTGAACCCGCGAAGCCGAGGTTGTTGTAACGCATAAAGTTGATCTGGAGACCAGGTGCAACTCCAAGCTCTGTCTTCTTAACAGCGAACTGTTCGAAGCGAAGGATTGGCATTGACTGGAAAAGGATTTCCTTTGACCAGATGGTCTGAATTGCTTGTGTAAGCTGGCTATTGGAGCCAGAGTACGCTGTAGGTGCTGCGGCTAAATTGCCGGTACCTGTTACGGCTGATGCCATGTCGGTATTACTCCTTAGTTAGATTTGATTAATTCGGTAATTTCTTACCCGAAGATTCCCTTGCCTCGGTCCGATGCGGTTTTACCCAGCAACTTTCCTCGGTATTTTGCGTATTCGGTAACCGACATAGCGGCAATTTGTTCCGCTGTAAACTGATTTTGCTCCATATTAGTGTCCATCGGTCCGGTTGGCGGCGCGGTTACCCGGCTGCCGGTCATTTCTTTACGGGCACTCTGCATTGCAGATTGCGCCGATTCCAGGATCCTTGAGGATCTCTCCCGCAGTCCTGTAATACTCTGTTCGATTTCATCAGGATTGTTTCCTGAAATAAGATCTACTAGCTCAGGCATGATGTTGTCACGCTCTTCTTCTAGGCGGCGATTGCGATACTCTGTGAGTTCCGCGTATTGACGCTCACGCTCTAGAAGAGTGAATGCACGTTCACGCTCTAGGCGTTCTGCTTCCAACTTCTGAGCCCACTCTTGTTCCTTTACTTCAAGAAGTTGACGTACATCCATTTCAGATTCTGCCTTCTTACGGGCTTCTTCTTCAGCTGCAGCTTTTTCAGCTTCCATCTGAGATAGGCGTTCTTCACGCTCTTTTTTGAGGATGTTTAGTTCTTCTTTTAAGGAATCAATTTGCGGATAGAGCTTAGATTTTTCTTGCTCTCGTACTCGCTTTAGATCTTCTTCTGTATAAGCCTTGTCTGTCAAGAGCTCTGTTTTTACTGGTGTTACTTTTGTTTCTGTTGCTACGGGAACGTCTGTCAGGAATGCTTCCTGAGCTTCCGGCGTATCAACGATATTTGTTGTTTCAGCCATGCTTTATCCTTTAGGTTGAGAGGTCGTTGTCCGATTTAGTGCCACGATGACCTGCGGATTGTTAGGTGGTAATAGGTTTCCAAATTCTTACGAATTTGTCTGCCTAAACTTATTATTCTGGTTTGTCCTCATCTGGAGTCCTACTCTTAGGAATAGTCGTTCCGTATGCCTTAGTTACCAGATCTACTTGTACCTGCTGGAGCTCTTGAAGTACGCCTTCTTCCATTGGGCTTATCACTCCAGGCTGGCCGGTTGGGCCAGGTCCGATACCTTCCCCAGGTTGAGCACCTGGAGGCATGCCTCCTTCTTGTCCTTCTGGAAGCATTCCAGTCAAGGAAGCAATAGACGCAGTTATCTGAGTCTGAATTAGCTTTAACGCTCCATCCGCCTTAGCATCACGGATCAGCTCTGCACGAATTTCTTCAAGCTTCTCATCTGGGAACTCTTCGCCTAGTTGACGTAGAGCACCTTCACGGCTTTCTAAGCCCATAGCCATCTTAGATTGGATTTCGTTCAATACG